CAAATAAAAATATGTTAGGTCAAACAGGTTTTAGATTAGTTCTAGATCGTTTGCCTACTGTTACATATTTTTCACAGACTGTTGGTTTACCAAGTGTGGCTTTATCTGGTTCTCCAACTATTGTTAATCCAAATATTGATTACCCACTCCCAGGAGAAAAGTTGACATTCTCTCCATTTAATGTTACATTTAGAGTGGATGAAGATATGAAGAATTTCTTAGAGTTATATAATTGGCTTATTGGTCTTGGATCACCAGAGTCACCCGAACAATACAGAAGATTTCAAAACGCTAGTATTAATCAAAATAATTTATCAGATGGCACCCTTGTTATTCTAAGTAGCAAGTACAATCCAAATCTTCGAGTCAAGTTTAGAGGTATGTTTCCTGAGTCTATTTCCGAACTTCAATTTAATACAAGTGCAGCAGATATTGATTACTTAGAAGCAACAGCAACATTTAGATATAAGGATTATGTCATCGAGTCAGTATAGGAGAAAGATATGTGGATTTCTATATTTTTCACTGTAACTATAATCGTTGTGTCATATTTTACAGGTCTTTATTTTGGAACAGAATATCAAAAGATAATTGATGCAGAGAAAATTAAACTAGTACAAGAGAAATCAAAAAACAAACTTGAGAATAAAAAGAGACAAGAAATAGCAAACGTGAAAAAAATATCAAAGGTGAAAATGTGAACATTGAAAATATTATGGACCTATGGTCTGAAGATGTGAAAATGGATAATGTTGACCTAGACACAGAGAGCTTGAAGATACCAAATCTTCATGCCAAATGGCTTAACATTCTTACAAAAGAGCGACAAAAGTTGCGGCGGTTGACTATTAAAAAACAGCAACTGTCTAAGACTCTCGCTGAGTATTATCGTGGCGAACTAAATAACCCAGAAGAATTAGCAGAGATCAAACGTGAGCCGTATCTAAAAACCGTTTTGAAATCTGAAATACATACTTACGTTGATACTGATTCCGACATGATTGAACTTAACCTTCGGATGTCTTATCAGCAAGAAGTTGTTGATGTGGTCGAAGAGATAATGAAGGCGATTAATGGAAGACAATGGAACATCAGAAACGCTATTGAGTGGAGAAAGTTCAGCAACGCTGCTGTCTGATATAATTATCAAGCCACATAATGAAGTGTTCGTTAGAATAGATTGTGAGCGAGGTATCGCCCAAGAGCTATACGAACACTTCTCATTTTATGTTCCTGGTTATAAGTATATGCCAGCATACAAGTCTCGTATGTGGGATGGCAAGATTCGATTATATAATCTCAACACACAGCGAATATACAAAGGTCTGATTGGCGAAGTTAAAAAGTTTGCCAAGAATATGAATTACACCGTAGAGATACAAGACAAACTTGAATCAGCGAACGAGTTCTCGGTTTTTGAATGTGGTCAGTTCGTACAAAGTATTAAGGTAAAGCACACACCACGTGATTATCAGATTAATGGTTTTGTACATGCCATTCGTAACAATAGATGCTTGTTGTTGTCGCCTACAGGTTCTGGTAAGTCTTTGATGATTTACCTGTTATCACGTTTTTATCCTCATAAAAAACTTATTATTGTGCCAACTATCTCACTAGTGCATCAGTTAGCAAAGGACTTTGAAGATTACAATCAAGGCCCGTTTGAAGTACTAAAAATCACTGGAGACACTGATAAGTCATGGAAAAATAAAATTGATAGTAGTGTAGTCATTACCACATGGCAGTCTGTGTACAAGCAGCCTAGAGCGTTCTACGACCAATTTGGTGTCGTTATCGGCGATGAAGCACATTTGTTCAAAGCCAAGTCATTGACTTCTATTTTAGAAAAGATGACAGATATTAAGTATCGGTTTGGTTTTACTGGTACACTTGATGGATCGCAGACACATCAACTTGTCCTTGAAGGGTTGTTTGGTCCTGTCAAGTCTCTGATTAAAACAAAAGACTTGATGGAGAATAATCAACTTGCCAATCTTAAAATCAAGATACTAGTGTTAAAGTATTCTCAGCAGACTTGCAAAGACAATACCAAATTGAAGTACCAACAAGAGATGGACTTTATTGTTGGTAACGAAAAGCGTAACAAGTTTATTCAGAATCTTGCATTATCATTGAATGGTAATACGTTAGTTCTATTTCAGTATGTTGAGAAGCATGGTAAAATACTTTACGATATTATAAATAATAAAATAAGCAAGGATCGTAAACTATTTTTCGTATTCGGCGGAACTGACGGTGAGACTAGGGAGTCTGTCAGAGAGATTACAGAGAAAGAAACGAATGCGATCATTATCGCCTCTTATGGTACTTTTTCTACTGGTATTAATATTAGAGCTTTACACAATATTATATTTGCCAGTCCTTCTAAAAGTAAAATTAGAAATTTACAATCTATTGGTCGTGGTTTGAGAACTAGCGATAACAAAGATCAGTGTACATTATTTGATATCGGTGATGACTTAAAATACAAAAAGCATGTAAACTATACTCTGAAACATTTATATGAGCGAGTGAAAATCTACAATCAAGAAAAGTTCGAATACAAACTTTATCCTATAGATTTGGAGAAATAATATGGATCAAGAATTTTCAGACGAAACACTACAAAATGATAGATATCGAATTGTTCAGCTTACCAATGGTGATACAATTATCGGTAGGATTGTGAATGCTACAGCTTATGGTATGTTGTTAAAAAATCCTGTTGTCTGTAGCACAGAAAATAGTGAGGTGTTCTTTACTGTATTATTTAATGGTATGTCCAAGAGCCGCAACTTCTTCTTTGGTGTTACACATATCTTGACTATTGGTCTAGTCGATGATGATATTAAGAAATATTACGAGAGATATCTACAAGATACCTATAATGATGAAGAAGAGTTTCGTGCTAAAGACGAAACAGATACACAATACGAATACAAACCAACATCTAATGCTATGGCTCAGTTACTTAGTAATATTAAAGGTACTATTCATTAACAGGGTACATAGTGAATGTACATTTTTGTCAAGTGATTGTCAAGAAAAAAATTGTATTGACATGAATATGATTTTGTTATATTATAAGTCATATTCCCTTATAAGGAGAGATTATGAAAAAAGCACAAAATAGAGAACATTATGTAGATAATAAAAGATTTTATGCTGAGATGCTACGATATCGTGATGACCGTGAAGCTGCATTAGAAGCAGGTAAGTCGCCACCTCGTGTACCAAACTATATCGGCGATTGTATCATGCGAATCGCTTATAAATTATCTAACAAACCTAACTTCATAAACTATCCATTCAAAGAAGAGATGATTGGTGATGGCATTGAAAACTGCATCATGTATGTAGATAATTTTAATCCAGATAAATCTATGAATCCATTTGCCTATTTTACTCAAATCATTTATTATGCTTATCTAAGGCGTATTGAAAAAGAGAAAAAGGCTCTGTATACAAAATACAAAGCAACAGAGATGTTCAACCTTGAATCAGTTATGTCTGGTGAAGATAGAGAGTTAATTAAATCAAGCGAAGGTGCATCTGAAAATGCATCTATGTTTATTCAAGATTTCGAAGAAAAGAGGTTTAATAAATGAAGGTAGCACTTGTCACCGATACACACTTCGGCGCTCGTAATGATAATCAAGTGTTTGCTAGGTTCTTCTCTCGTTTCTGGAATGAAGTGTTCTTTCCATATATTGACGATAATAACATTGACCACATCATTCATCTAGGTGATATTGTTGATCGCCGTAAGTATATCAACTTTGTATCATCTAATCAGTTACATGAAGACCTCATCAAACCAATTGCTGATCGTGGTATGAAGTTCTGGTGTATCATCGGTAATCACGATATTTACTTTCGTAACAAACTTGATATTAATGCTATTGACCAGTTGTATGGCACGAGCGAGTATGAGATTAATCTAATTGACAAACCTACTGAGATTAACATTGACGGGCTTGACATTCTTATGTTACCTTGGATCTGTACTGATAACTGGAATGACAGTTGGGAAGCAGTTAAGGGTAGCAAGAGCCAAGTCATGATGGGCCATCTGGAACTGAATGGATTCGAGATGCATCGTGGTGCTTTCTGCGATAGTGGCTTTGATAGAGAAGAGTTTCGTAAATTCGACCAGGTATTCTCAGGTCACTTTCACCATCGTTCTACTGAAGGCAATATCTCGTATCTTGGCTGTCCATATGAAATGACATGGAGCGACTTTGAAGATCAGAAAGGTTTTCATATCTACGATACAGAGACACGAGAGTTAGAGTTTGTACCTAATCCGCTACAGATGTTCTACAAGTTTAACTATGACGACAGTGATATGACCATCGAAGGTCTAGATGATATCGACTTTTCTATCTTTGACAGCACATATATAAAGCTAATCGTCAAGAATAAGAAAGACCCATATCTATTCGACCTATTCGTTGATCGTATTGAGAAGGCTGGTGTACAGAACTTACAGATCATTGAAGACGTTTTAAATCTTGACATGGACAACGAAGATGGTATAATTGATGAAGCTAAGTCTACGATGGAGATGCTAGAAGGGTATGTCGATCAGATTGAGACCGCTGTTAGCAAAAAGAAACTCAAAGGACTATTTCACAATCTATATTCTGAGGCTCTAACTCTGGAGTAAATATTGATTACATTCAAATGTATTCGGTACAAAAACATTCTGTCTACCGGCAATGCTTTTACCGAGATTGATTTTTTAAGAAACAAGACAACATTGATTATTGGTGAGAACGGTGCTGGTAAGAGTACCGTTCTTGATGCATTGTCTTTCGTTTTATACGGCAAGCCTTTTCGTAAAATCAATAAGCCTCAACTAGTCAACTCTGTTAATGAGAAGGGTTTAGTTGTAGAGGTTGAATTTGATGTTGGCAAGGGTTCATATCTCATTCGCCGTGGCATCAAACCTGGTATCTTTGAAGTCTATCAGAATGGCAATCTAATTAGTCAGAATGCTTCTGTGCGTGACTATCAAGATTATCTAGAGAAAAATATTCTCAAGATGAATCACAAGTCGTTTAGTCAGGTTGTGGTCTTAGGCTCATCTACGTTTGTACCATTCATGCAATTGACCGCAGCACAACGGCGAGAGGTCATTGAAGACTTACTTGATCTGCAAATCTTCTCTACCATGAACAATCTTCTCAAGGAGCGTATTGCACAGAACAAGTCAGATATTCGTGATATTGAGTATCAGGTTGACTTGATTGATGAGAAAATTGAGATGGAGAAGAAGCATCTAAATACTATGGTAAGCAACCATAGGAAAATGATTGATGCGAAGCAGAGACAAATTTCTGAGTTTGAGGGAAAGATTGCTGAAGAAACCTCAAGAGTTGATGATCTTCAGAATGAAATTGGATCTTTGGAAGACCGAATCTCAGATAAGGACCAAGCTGAGGATAAAAAAGGCAAAGTCACAACAGGCCTCGAAACCCTTCAGCGACGTGTGAAGAATATCTCTAAGCAGATTAAATTCTTTCACGATCATGAAAACTGTCCTACGTGTAATCAAGACATTTCTATTCACTTCAAAGAACAAATGGTCGAATCTCGTAATGAAGAATTGACAGAGACCAATCAGACTATTGATGCACTGCAAAGAAAGCATGATGAGCTAGAAGGCAGACTTACTGAGATTTTAGAGGTCAGTCAAGAGATTACAAAACTAAACTCTGATATCTCTGACCATAATCGCAATGTGTATACCTATAATGAGTTTGTGTCATCACTTAACAAAGAGATTGCTGACTTGTCAAGTAAGGTTGATGAAGTCAGAAACAATGACAACAACATTGAAGAACTGAAGAAAGAGCTTATCTCATATCAAAAGCGTAAGACCGAGTTGGGTGAAGAGCAAACAATGTTCCGTGTTGGCTCTGATATGTTGCGTGATAGTGGTATCAAGTCACAGATTATTAAGCAATATGTACCTGTTATGAACAAACTCGTTAATCACTATCTTCAGCC